AACCTGGAACTAAAAACCGAAGAACTAAGGTCACCCATAAATAAAGGTGACGAATTTATGCGTCTTAGGAGGAAACGACCAGGACCAACAGAGAAAACGGTTGCCCCTCAGGAAGGAGACAGACAGATGACAACATCAGTTATCCTAGTATTTTCTACTCTAATTACAATAGGTGGAACACTACTTGGATTTTTATTTGGATGGTTTGCACATTCATACTTCGTAAGTTTTGTTGATACTATTATCGGAGAACAAGAAGAAGAGCAAATTGCATACACGCCTCACCCAGAGATGATGGATGAACAAGGTAATCCCATTCCTTTTCAAGTTTCTAAACTTATTAGTGTAGAGTTTGATCAAAGAGATGCCTTTGATACAGATCCATTCCCTGACGACTAAATACTAAAACACACGACCTATTTGTATTACTAATGAAACTTTTGATTTCTGAAGTTATTAAGAAGGCATCTAATGCCAAAACAAAAACCGAGAAGATTAAAATTCTTCAAGAGAATAACACTCAAGCACTTCGTTCCATTTTCAAATGGAACTATGATGTTAACATTCAATCCGATCTACCTGAAGGAGATGTTCCCTTCAATAAAAACGATGCTCCCATCGGTACAGAGCATACTGTATTAGAAAGAGAGTATCGTAATCTTTGGAGATTTATTAAAGGTGCTAACTCTTTGTCTAGATTGAAGAGAGAGCAATTGTTTATTCAATTACTTGAAGGTCTTCATGAATCTGAAGCAGAGATTGTTTGTCTTGCTAAAGATGGTCTTCTTCAAACAAAATTTAGAGTCACTCATGCAGTTATCAAAGAAGCTTTTCCTGAAATTACCTGGAGTGAATGAGTGAGTATTGTCAATGAAACTAGGGTAATTTACATGATTAAAAAATGCATACAAGAGGAGCATAATGAGCGAGAAACTTTCAACAGAGTCGTACTCTCAAACCCAGGATTCTGTGAAGATCGAATCAGAGAACTCATCAGTACAGTTCAACTTAACTGAGGAAGATAAAAAACTATTACTTAATAAGTATGAGGTAGTAGTTTTCTCTCACGATTGCAATCCAGAAAGCATTGATAAGAAACAATTTCCATACAATGCAGTACTAGTATCTTATGTAATTAATGGTCAAGTAAAGCATGATCATGTTTCAGGACCTAAGTACGTCAAGATTTTTGATGCCTATTATGATCTTTTAAAAGCAGCAGGTGGACATATCTTGACAATGGAGCAATGGTATGGTATGATTAATCCGAAGCAATGGGGTAACAAACCTAAAAAAGAAAAAAAATGACAACTGATTGGCGCTACAATGAAGAGCGTATGGAACTACGCCAAACGGTGTACACCATTCTTCTTAATAAGTATGGTGGTTTGACAAAAGAAAATGGAGAACCTTTGCATAGCATGGAGAGTATTCAAAATTGCTGTCATGATTGGGTCTCTCAAGGACACGTCAGTTCGTCTGGCATTGTAAAGTATTTTTTAGCGTATTATGCAGGTTAAAGTTATTAGTGTTACCCCAGATGCTGAAGCACACATGGGGTACGTGGCAAGGGTGAGCAACCCTAACAATCAAGACAATCCAAAGGTTGCTGGTCTTTTATCCTATTGCATCAAACACAACCATTGGAGCGTCTTTGAGCAGGCATACATGACGCTTGAGATCCAGACCACCAGGGGACTGGCGGCACAGATCCTGAGGCATAGATCATTTACATTCCAAGAGTTTTCTCAACGGTATGCTGATAGTTCTATGCTAGCAGAACGTATTCCTCTACCTGATCTACGTCGTCAGGATAAAAAGAATCGTCAGAATTCTACTGATGATTTGGATGCTTTTCATAAGCAAGAGTTTGAAATTGCTATTCAAAGACATTTTGATTCTGCTATGGATTTATATCAGACCATGCTTGATCACGGTGTGGCAAAGGAATGTGCTCGTTTTGTGCTTCCCCTTGCCGTACCAACCAAAATTTACATGACTGGATCAGTTCGGTCATGGATTCATTATATCGATCTGCGTTCCGCTAATGGAACACAGAAAGAACACATGGACATTGCAAATGAATGTAAGTGTTTGTTTGCAGGTCAATTTCCAATAGTCGCTGAAGCATTAGGATGGGTAACCCATGAAACTACTAACACTTGATGATTATCAAAGGGCAGGAGAAACATTCTGGCCAAAGTATTGGTACATTGCCAAAGAACTTGGTGAAGGTGCTAAGACCGAAGACATTCTTAAATGTATGGAGGCAGTCGGTGGTGTTGCATTAAAGGTAGCACTAGAAGAAAAATCAGCAGGTCCTTTTGGATTCAATAAAACGAAAGAGGGGGAAGGCGATGCCGACGTACCAGTTCAGGAATAAAGACACTGGAGAGATCACTGAAACTCGTATGAGTTTCACAGTTCTCGATAAATATAAACTGGATAATCCCCATCTTGAACAGTATCATGATTCATTTCCTGGTGTTGTTGCTGATGCTGGCGTCAAGAATAAAGTTCCTGACGGGTTTAGGGACGTTCTGAAGTCAATTAAAAAAGCAAACATTAGATCTAACATCGACACTCATTAAAGTTTATGCCAAGAAGAAGAAAGGAAACCCAGTTCGATTTTGCTAACAGCACACCAAAGCAGATGAGACGCAAGAAACCAATTAATGCTGATCACTTAAAAGAGATCACTCCTTTAACTGAAAATCAGACACTTGCATTTGATGCCTATGAGGTCTACGATAAAAACCTTTTCCTATATGGTTGTGCAGGCACAGGTAAGACATTCATAGCAATGTACCTGGCACTTAAGGAGATCCTTTCAGGAGTATCTCCTTATGAAAAACTTTACATGGTTCGTTCTCTTGTACCTACAAGAGAAATTGGATTCCTTCCTGGAGACCATGATGATAAGTCAAATCTTTATCAGATTCCTTATAAGAATATGGTAGAGTATATGTTCAAGATGCCTGATGATCCAGCATATAACATGTTGTATGACAATCTGAAAGCACAGGAAACTATTTCGTTCTGGTCTACTTCATTCCTTCGTGGCACTACACTCAACAATGCTATTATTATTGTTGATGAATGTCAGAACCTTAACTTCCATGAGTTAGATTCTATCATTACACGTGTTGGTAATGACTGTAAGATCATCTTTGCAGGTGATGTTATGCAAACGGATCTTGTTAAAACGAATGAGAAGAATGGTATCCTTGACTTCATGAAAATTCTTGAGGTTATGGATGAGTTTACTAGTGTTGAATTTGGCACTGAAGACATTGTAAGAAGTGGACTCATTAAGAGTTACATCATCAGTAAAATGCACCTTGGGTTTGCTTAATGTTTAATCATGTTAATATGGGTGTCCTCCTTGAGGATATCAAGGCGACTACTGCTCCTAGTGGAAAGAGATTTTATGCTGTAGGTGATAGTCAGTATACATCTATGTCTACTATCTGTTCCTATCGTAAACGCAAGTCAATTGCAGAATGGAGGAAGAGAGTAGGGAATGAGGAAGCAAATAAAATCTCATCCCGTGCAGCAAATGTTGGGACAAAACTACATAGTATTGTCGAAGATTATCTAAACAATGATCTTAGTTTAGATAAGTATAAAAACGACTATCTTGCTTTGATACTATTCAATCAAGCAAAGTCCATGCTCAGTAGAATCAACAACATTCATTTCCAAGAGGCACCTCTCTATAGTCATGAGTTTGGGATCGCTGGCAGGGTTGATTGCATTGCTGAGTTTGACAACAAACTTTCAATTATAGATTTTAAAACTTCTGGTAAAGAAAAGAAAGAATCTTGGATTGAAAGTTATTTTGTTCAAGAGACAGGGTATGCTAAGATGTATGAGGAACGATCCGGTATCAAGGTCGATCAGATCGTTACTTTAATCACATGCCAAACAGGGGACACACAAATTTTTGTTAAAGATCCTGAAGATTATGTTCCTCTGCTAAAAGATTACATTGCAGAGTACAAAGATGCCCACTAAAAACAAAAACATTAATGAACTTATTGACGAGAACTTTATGGACAAGAACAAGTTTTCAATGACTATTGAAAACATTGTCAAAGATAGTAACAAGACATTAAATTACATTGATGCTATTGTTGATTTTTGTGATTCAAAAGACCTTGAGATTGAATCAGTTGTAAAATTGATTGCACCCTCACTGAAAGAAAAGATTAAGGCAGAGGCAACTCGTCTTAACTACATTAAAAAAACAACCAGAGGTGTTCTACCTATTTAATTATGTACCCTTTTGAGGTTTATCAAATTTATGTTGCACTGAAGACACACTTCAGTCGTAAAACATATGATTACTTTCACTACCAAGGAAGTATTAAAGTATCTCAAGAAAAATTTATGGAGAGGAATGATGTTTACTTTTTTGAGAAACTCTCCAGAAAATATACAGCAGAAGAACTAGAACAATACTTTGTATCTAACTTTTTAGTCAACTCTAATTTTCATGTCCTTCAGATGAATGACAAGAATTATATGGAGTGGAAGAGAAAGATGCAGAGTATTACTTATTTGTTTGGGCAGGATATTGAAAATCTTTCTACTCTTTCAACAAATTTTAATGAGGTATTCAAATGTAATAGGGGACATTCTCAATTACTGAAATCATATCTTGGTGGTAGGGTGATGTTGGAAACCCTCATTATGCTAAACAAAATTACTGATTTTGTTAGTAGGTATGATAACTTATTGAAGGATGATGTTATCTGGAAGCAGTTATCGTTTCTTCTACATAAGTATGATCCTTTTATTGAGGAGGATCCAACACGAATTAAGCAAATGGTACTACAGAAACTATGAATGACAAGAATTTATTCTCATCAGAGATTGTTCGCAAAGAAGTAGAGTCAATGCATGAATTATATAAAGAAATTTATATGTCACTGCCTCTAATACAAATGCAATCAGATGATGAGAAGGAACAACTTCTTAAGAAAATGGAAAGATTGATTGATATGCAGGAGATCCTATATACAAGAGTGAATCTTTCCAATGACGAAGATAGTCAGACAGTAAAGGAAAATTTCAGAACCCAAGCAAAGAGGATGGGGATGCCCACCACGGAGATTGGACCTGAGATTTTTAAACTAGGTCGCTCGTCTATTCAGAACTTGCGTTCCCAGTTCCTTGACAATGACTAGTGACTATGCTATGATAATCAAGTCAATACGACACAATCCAAACAATACGGAGAATACAAATGTCTTTCAGATCACTTAAAACACAAGGTTCTCTTCTAGAGAAACTTAATGCAGAAATTAATAAGGTAGAAGGTGTTTCAGGTTATGTCGATGAGCGACTCTGGAAACCTACCATGGGTAAAGATGGTGTAGGTAGTGCTATCATTCGATTCCTACCTCCTAGCGAAGGTTCTGATATGCCTTGGGCAAAAGTATGGAGTCATGCTTTCCAAGGTCCTGGTGGATGGTACATTGAGAACTCCCTTACTACTCTTGGACAACAAGATCCTGTAAGTGAGGCAAATCGTCTGTTGTGGAACAGCGGTCTTGATAGCGATAAGGAAGTTGCACGTAAGCAGAAGCGTAAACTGTCTTACTACAGTAACATCTATGTTATTGATGATCCTGCTAACCCTCAGAACGAAGGTCAGGTCTTCCTCTATAAGTATGGTAAGAAGATTCATGACAAGATCATTGCATCTATGCAACCTGAATTTAAGGGTCAAGAACCAGTCAATCCTTTTGATCTTTGGCAAGGTGCTGACTTCAATCTTCGCATCAAGAAGGTTGCAGGTTTTTGGAACTATGATGCTTCTGCCTTCGGTAACCCTTCAACACTTGGTCGTTTTGATGACGAGCAATTGGAAGAGATCTACAACAAAATGTATGATCTAAATGAGTTCACTGCTTCTAGTAACTTCAAGTCATATGATGAACTGAAGACACGTATGGACACTGTGCTCAGAGGTCGTGCTGTTGCACCTGAGGTTCGTGATGAAGAACGTGAAATGATTCCTGTTCCTGCTGCAATGAAAGAAGAGCTGAGTACATTGAACTCTGGATTTAATGATCCTGATATCACGTCAAATGTCACGTCAAGTTCTCCTTTCCTTAAAAAGGATGAGGACAACTACAGTTACTTCGACTCTCTTGCTAACGAAGAGATGTAATATAAAGGGGGGTCTAAAAAAAGATCCCCTTTTTTTTGCCAAAACGAAATCGACCTTTTAGTTTCAAAAAAGTCGGGAAAAAAACCCCGGCAAAAAATTGGTCAAAAGGGTCGATGATAAATAATCAAGATGTGACTTAGATTTATGCTGTCTACACAATACCGTCTACGACTAGAATTTATTTGCAAACGTATCGCAAATAATGATGATGTAAAACTAGATGATATGATCTGGGCACAGAAACTTGCAAAGGCAAATACATCTGCTAATGAGATGTTAAAGATGGCCAGACGCCAAGCATCCCAAAACATTGAAGAAGGTAGCACCGACGATTTTCTGAATAGGATGGGGTTAGGAGATCCCGACCCATCCAATCACAAAACGGGATTCACCGATGCTGACGATATCAAGAATTGGTTTCAGCAAGACAAACCTGATGATTGGAGACAACGTGACTAAAACAGAATGTAAA